TCAAAGCTGGAGCAGAATTGGAACGCGCTGCAACAATGTACGCGCGCGAGCCAGTGCCAACAATGGTTTTAAAATCTAACGGCACAGCGCTGCCAGCTGATCGCATTGCTAAATTGCTTGAGTCTTGGGGTCAGGCGCGGCGCAACCGTTCAACAGCGTTTTTAAATGCTGACGTTGAATTGCAGACACTTGGTTTTGATCCTGAAAAGTTACAGCTAAATCAGGCTAGATCATACGTTTCAACGGAACTTGCCAGAGTAACGGGCATTCCGGCTTATTACGTTGACGCTGAGTCAGGATCGAGCATGACTTACAGCAACGCAACTTTGGCGCGTCAATCTTTGCTTGATTTCTCGCTGCGTCCAATCATGACGGCGATCGAGGAACGATTGTCAATGACTGGCATGCCAAATGACTTTGTTCCGGCAAGTCAAGAAGTTAAATTTGATTTGGACGATTATTTGCGCGGATCTGCAAAAGAACGCGCAGACGTCTACAAAATTCTTTATGACATTGGCGCTTTAACTTCAGATGAAATCCGACTAGAGGAAGAAATGATCAGATGACCTACAGCATACAAAAACCAATCAAAGTGGACTTCTCAATTAAAGTTGAGGCTGCGGATTTTCCAAAGCGCGAGTTATCTGGTCGCATTGTCACTTGGAATGAAGAAGGCGTGACAAGCTCTGGATCAACTATGTTTCAAAAAGGTTCTATCACTTTTAGCGACAGCACAAAGCTTCTACTTGAGCACCGTCGCGAAGCACCTATTGGATTTTTAAAAAGCTACGAAGAAGATGAAGAAGGTATCTACGCGACGTTTTCTATCGGAAATACGACCGCTGGTTCTGACGCTCTCGTCGAAGCGTCTACGGGATTGCGCGACGGATTTAGCGTGGGCGTGATTGCTCAAAAATATAAAAACGTTGACGGCGTTTTAGTAGTTAGCGCAAGTGCGCTTAAAGAGGTTTCACTTGTTACCGATCCAGCCATTGCCAGCGCAAAGGTTGCGATTGCAGCTAGTGAAAACAATAATTCTGAGTCCGAATTGGAAGCAGATGAACAACCAACCGAAGGAGACAAGCAAGTGGAAACACCTACAGCCGTTCCAGAAGTCCCAGCCGAAACGGTTGAGGCTTCCAAAGTCGAAAAGGTCGAGGCTTCTCGTCCGCTCTACTTCTCATCACCACGCTCACCAATCGTCAGCGGTGGTTCATACCTTGAGCATTCAATCAAGGCAACGCTAGGCAATGAAGACTCTCGCCAGTACATCAAGGCAGCAGACGACTCATTCACAACAAATCCAGCGTTCTCGCCAGTATCTTATGTTCGCGACGTTGCACAAAACACAAACGCTGATCGTCCAGTAATTGACGCTTGCGGCGGAACACGTCCATTGAGCACATACGGAATGACAGTGTCTATTCCAAAAATTACTGCTAACTCAACAGCTGCAACAGTGGCAGAGGGCGGAGATCCAACAGGAACAACCGCGATCACTTCTAGCTATGTAAATGCGACAGTTATCAAAAAAGCCGGGTTTCAACGCTATTCAGTCGAGCTTCTCGACCGGTCAGATCCGAGCTTTTATGAAATCATGCTCCAGAATTTACGCGACGGCTACGCTCAAGCAACTGACCAATATGTAATTGCACAAATTACAGCTGGCGGAACACAGGCAACAGCAACAGCGGCAGACTCAGCTGGCTTGATTTCATTTGTTTCAACAGAAGCGCCAGCTGCATACACAGCAACAAAGCGCACAGCAAAATCATTTGTTTCAGGTACTTCTATCTGGAGCACTTTACTTGGTGCAACAGATACAACCGGGCGTCCAATCTACAACGCTGGAAATCCTATGAATAACGCTGGATCTGCAATGCCAACAAGCATTCGCGGAAACGTACTTGGACTTGACTACTATGTAGATCCAAACATGGTTGCAACTTCAATCGACGAGTCAGCATTCATCATCGAGCCTCGCTCAATCGAGATTTTTGAGTCTCCTGCGCTTCAATTGGCCACAAACGTGCCAACAACAGGCGAAATCGAAATCATGCTCTACGGTTACATTGCAGCTCAGGCCGTCTTTGCTGGTGGCCTACGTCGCTTCAACCTAACCTAAAAAATAAGCATGGCCTAGGTGCGCTCCCGTATCTAGGCCAGTCGAACACGAAAGGACAGAGATGCCTAGCATTATTACAGCCTCAGAGCTGCGCACAGTGTTAGGCGTCTCTGTCGCTTTATATTCTGACGCTTATCTTGACGGCATTATTGACTCAGCTGAGCAAGTTATTTTGCCATTGCTTACTGCAAATCAAAATGCCATTGCAGCTGTTTATTTACAAAATAACGTCGCCTATTACATAACACAAAAGCCAAATTCATTTGTGGCTGATCAAAGTGTCATAATTAGCGGCTGCGTACCGTCGACCTTTAACGGTACAAAGACAGTCACATCAAATTATTATGATCCATTTCCTTATTTGCCTTTTGCCTATCCAGCGCCTTATTTCTACTTTACATGCGCGGTTACAAATGCAGACATAACTTTTCGCCCGGTAATCCCTGCGGGCGTGGCCTACCTATCCGGGGCAAACGCGGCCACACTTTATGCGAGCACTGACGCGGTTGAACAAGCGGTCACGATCGTCAGTGTGGAAATCTTCCAGAGTGTGGTCGCTCCCGGCGGACAGATCGAGGGCGTGGATTTTACGCCTAGCCCATTCCGCATGGGTCGCAGCTTACAAAATCGCGTTATTGGCCTATTGGGCAATTACATCGACGTTTCAACAATGGCCATGTAAATGCCTACGCCAACAACAATCGCCACAAACGTCCGCGGCACACTTGCAACAGCTTTGGCTGGCGTGGCAGCTTCCGTCTATTCATCACCACCAGAAGCCGTCATTCCACCAGCTTGCGTGATTGTTCCGGACGCGCCTTATCTTGAAACTACGACTATTGGCAAAAGCCAAGTCAGAGTAAAAATTAACTTTGTCGTGACTGCCGCTGTTGCCTACAACAACACAGCTGGCGCGCTCGATAACCTTGAGCAGCTCATTATTGCGATTATGGGCGCAATGCCTGCAGGCTACACAGTCGGAGACGTACAACGTCCGACAGTGCAATCTGTAGGAGCTTCAAACCTACTAGTGGCGGATCTCGCGGTCAGCACTTACTACACACAGCAAACAATCTAAGGAGACAAGCAAATGCCAACAACAATCGTCACTGGTCGCGATATAACCTTTACGCTCGCAACAGTGAATTATGACGCACAAACAACAGCGGTCACGCTAGTAAATGCGCCAGTCATTACTACCTATCAAACACTAGACGGCAAGGCTTACAAGCACATTGACGATCAGTGGACATTAAACGTGGAATTACTTGCAGACTGGGGCGCAACAAGCTCACTATTTGAAGCCATGTGGACAGCGTTTACAAGCGCGCCAAATACGCCTCTTGCATTCACGCTTGTATCTGCAACAGGTGCAAGCTTTGCCGGTACAGCCTTTCCAGTAGCACCTACAGCTGGCGGAGCTGCACCAGACGCACAGACTGACTCATGGGCAATGCTTTGCGCCTCAACGCCAGTTTTAACAATCAGCTAATCGAAAGAGAAACGGGAGCACACAATGAAACTGCCAATAACAATCGAATACACATCAGGCGAGTTCGGTACATATACCGCACAACCGCCAGAGTGGGCGAAGTGGGAAAACAAAACAGGTCTGACCATTTCACAAGCACAAAACAAGATTGGAATTGCCGATCTGCTATTTCTTGCGTGGAATGCAATGAAGCGCGAAGCTGGTGGAAAGCCAATCAAGGGCTTTGACATTTGGTGTGAAACTGTTGCAGACGTGACTGTCGGTGAGGTTCTCCCAAAAGCTACGCCGCCGGAAGCGTAAATCGCATACTGGTCGAGCTGGCACTGGCGACTGGTATAGCAATGAGCGAGTGGCATACGGCGGAGCAGATATACACAGCTCTTGAGATATTGGAGAAGCAACAAAATGAGCGACAGCGTTGAGATTGCTTATGACAAGGCGGATCTCCGTCGCGTTTTAGGCGCATTTAAAGCAATGGACGAAGAAGCTACGGCACAAGCAAAAAAAGAGTCAGGTGCTTTGGCAGATTATGTCCAGCGCAACATTTTTGAAGCCGCTGGAGCTCGCGGAGCGGTTGCGTCCAGAATTGCTCAAGGATCTAAAGTAAGCAAATCAAGCAAAATTGGTGAGATTAGCTATGGCTTTGCTTCTCAAAAGTTTTCAGGCGGCGGAACAACAAGGGATCTTTGGGGCGGTGAGGAATTTGGATCTAACAAATTTAAGCAATTTCCAAAATGGTCAGGTCTAGGGCCAAAAGGTCGAGGCTCTGCCGGTTGGTTTATTTATCCTACGTTGCGCGCGTTGCAGCCAGAAATCATTGCAAAATGGGAAACTTCATTCAAGGAAATTTTAAAGGAGTGGTAAATGGTTGCGCAAAGTAGAACGCTAAAGCTTTCGATACTTGCTGACGTTGACCAACTCAAAAAATCCTTAAATAGCGCAAATGCTGACGTAGAAAATTCCAGTAGCAAGCTTGGAGAATTTAGCAAGAAGGCTGGGCTTGCTTTTGCCGCCGCTGCAGCTGCCGCTGGCGCTTACGCCGTAAAACTTGCAGTCGACGGCGTCAAAGCGGCGATTGAGGACGAAGCTGCGCAGATCAGACTTGCAGGCGCTTTAAAAAATGCTACAGGTGCAACAAATGAAATGATCGCTTCTGTTGAAAAACAGATACTTAAAACATCATTGGCCACAGGCGTTGCAGATGACCAATTGCGGCCAGCTTTGTCTCGGCTTGCTCGGTCAACTGGAGACGTCACCACAGCTCAAGATTTGCTCAATTTATCTTTGGACATTTCACAAGCTACTGGAAAAAGTTTGGATACTGTCGCAAATGCTTTGGGCAAATCTTATGACGGCAATTCAGCGGCACTTGGCAAATTAGGAATTGGCTTATCTGCTGCCGAATTAAAAACTATGTCTTTTACAGAGCAGCAAGAGTATTTGACAAAATTATTTGGCGGAGCGGCCGCGGCTAACGCTGAAACATTTGCAGGCAGAATTCAGATTTTAAAAAATGGTTTTAACGAGGCACAAGAGGCAATCGGTGCAAAATTGCTGCCAATTATTGAGCAGCTGGTTGCGTTTGTAATTAACAAAGTAGTGCCAGCGTTAGGTCGTTTTGCTGATTTCTTTAAACCAATTACAAAAGCAATTGACGATAACAAAGCTTCATTTATTTTGTTTATTGACTTTATTCAGACTTATGTAGTGCCAGTACTTGTCACCGTATTAGGCGGCGCTTTGCAGACTGTCGGCAAGATTGCCGGTGCAGTAGTGGGCGTTATTGGGTCAGTAATCAAGGTTATAAATACTTTAATCCAAGGAACGATTGACGGAATTAACTTTTTGATTAAGGCTTACAACGCAGTCAACATTGGTTTGCCTGATCTCAAACCTGTCTCAGCTGGTAGTGCACAAACAGGCGGAACATTTAGCAGCATTTCAGGCGTCCTTGGATCAAGCATTCCAAGCCCGGTTGTAAATACAACACCTATTCCAACAATTACAATTCCGACCATTTCAAGCGCCGTTGTTGCCAACGTAGCAAAAACAGCGGTAACATCAAAGGCTGTGACTTCAAATGTAAGTAGCGGCGCAGGCGCAGGATCAACCATAAATTTAACAGTAAATGGGGCTATCGACTCAGAGGGCACAGCTCGCACAATTGTCAACACTTTAAATGACTCATATTTTCGAGGAACAGGCGGCGCAGGCCAGCTTGTAGCAACCGTATGACACAGTGGACACCTGTCTGGCGCGTAAAGGTCGCTGGCGTTGACGTCACTAACTCAGTGTTGGCCAGCTTAAACATAACTTCTGGGCGTACAAATATTTATGAACAGGCTCAAGCAGGTTATTGCTCGATTACGCTAATCGTCTTTGATCAAGTGCCCATTGAGTACGAAATAAATGACGCGCTTAGCATTGAAGTGCAAGACAGTGCAGCTGCCTATCAACCTATTTTTGGCGGCTCGATTGTGGATATATCTGTAAGCGTCTCAGAGGTCGGCTCAAGCGCGTACACGCAAGAGGTGACAATTACTGCCTTGGGCGCTCTGGCAAGGCTTCAAAAGGCGCTTACAGACGGAGTCTTAACACAGGATTTTGACGGCGATCAAATCTTGACAATCTTGAGCGATTTACTCATCAACAGCTGGAATGAAGTCCCAGTGGCTTTGCAATGGCAAGACTATGACCCGACTGTAACTTGGGCAACGGCAGAAAATACTGGGCTGGGCGAAATTGACACGCCGGGCAATTACGAGCTGGCACAACGTTCATCATCAACTACGGTGGTTTATGACTTAGTCGCAGCTTTAGCCACCTCTGGTCTTGGCTATCTTTATGAGTCGGCTACTGGTCAAATTAGCTACGCAGACTCGACTCACAGATCAAGTTATCTGGCAGCTAACGGATACACCGATCTCACAGCCAACCACGCGCTTGGTCGAGGAATTACGATTAAGACTAGAGCTGGCGACTTACGCAATGACGTAACAATCAAATATAACACAAATAGCAACAACGAAGTAAATGACACAGATCCAGCGTCAATTGCGGAATATGGCCGCCTTGCTCAAATTATTAACACAACTATAAAACACACAGTCGACGCTGAGCAACAAGCTGCATTTTATCTATCTTTGCGCGCTTATCCAAGGCCAATTTTTGACCAGATCACTTATGCTCTGACAAATCCTGAGCTTGACGACGGCGATCGAGATAGCCTTATTAAGGTATTTATGGGCCAGCCAATATCGTTGTCAGATTTGCCGCCGAACATGGCCGCTGGCAACTTCTTAGGCTTTGTTGAAGGCTGGACGTTTAGAGCTTCATACAATGAGCTTGCAATAACTTTGTCAATGACACCTCTAGCGTTTTCATTGCAAGCTATGCAATGGCAAGACGTCAGTGTGTCGGAGCAATGGAGCACAATATCTGGCACACTTGACTGGGAACACGCGCTAATTGTGGCGTAAAAAGGAGATATAAATGGCTAATCCAACAACATATTTCGGCTGGGTCATGCCGACTGCTACTGATTTGGTTACTGACCTACCGGCGGACTTTAACGTTTTTGGTCAGGGCGTTGATACGTCATTGCAGGATTTGCTTGGCGGCACTACTGGACAAGTGTTATCTAAAACGAGCAACACAAACATGGATTTTACTTGGGTCACGCCAACTGATGAAACACCATTAACAACAAAAGGCGATCTATTTACTTTTACAACAGTGGACGCTCGATTGGGCGTTGGCACAAATGGTCAAGTTTTAACTGCTGATTCGGCACAAGCCACTGGATTAAAATGGGCAACACCTGTTAGCACAAGTGGATTGACTTTGATTAGTACAACAAGTTTTAGTGCGGTCAGCAGTTTTTCTGCGGCTGCTAGTTCTTTTTCATCAACTTATGACAATTACAGAGTTTTGATTTCAAATATTGTCCCTGCTTCAGGTACTCCAAATTTAAATATCAGGTATAGAGTTTCCAATACGGATAATTCAAGCGCTACATATTACACACAAGAACTTAGGTGCGTAGATGCAGCAGCCACAGCAAGCGTCAACAATGGTGCCACTTCCTATTTTGCTGGAGTATGTGGAACAGGCGGAACATCTGATTTAGCAATCGATTTTTTCAATCCGTTTGCATCAAAAATAAGCGATATTATTTTGAACGGTTTTGGCTGGCGCGCCGGTACGGGCGGCAGTTTACAAATGACCAACGGAATGTTTCAAGCAACCACTAGTTTTGACAGTTTTAGTCTTATCGCATCTTCATCAACTATTTCTGGCATTTGCTCAATATATGGCTACAACAAATAAAGGAGTGCAAAAATGACAACAACGGAAACAATCAAAATACAGGTTGGCGAGCAAGTTATTGAATTGAGCGCGCCTGAAAAAGAAGCATTTTTAGCCGACAGAGAAAAAACTAATCAAACAAGAAAAGCTGAAGCCGACGCCAAAGCAATGGCTAAAGCTGCTGTACTTGAGCGATTAGGTATTACTGCCGACGAAGCTTCTTTGCTACTTTCATGACCTATCCGCAAGGCACAGCCGCAGCTTTAATTGCAGCTGCACTTGTTGAGGTTGGCACAATTGAGGAAGGCGACAACCTGACCAAATACGGTAAATTTACAAAAGCCGACGGCTTGCCTTGGTGCGGATCTTTTGTCAATTGGTGTGCAAATGAAGCTGGCGTCAAAATCTCAAACATGGTGAGCACAGCTGCCGGGGCGCAAAGAATGAAAGATCTTGGACGCTGGCACACAGTTCCAAAGCTGGGCGATCTTTGCTTCATGGACTTTCCGCATGACGGCGTTGATCGAATAAGCCACATTGGAATTGTGGTCAAGGTTGGCAAAATAAGTGTCTTTTGCGTTGAGGGCAATACCTCTGGCACTGGCGATCAGCGCAACGGCGGCATGGTTATGATTAAACAGCGTTTTTTAGGCAAAGAAATTGTTGGTTTCGGTAGGCCAAAATTTGCTGAATATGCTGGAGAATTTCCAGTAGTACAGCTGCCGAAAACGGCTGTCAAGGAGAAAAAATGAAAGAGTTAAAACCTATGCTGGCGAGCTATGCTCGATCATTTGTAGCGGCAAGTCTTGCAGTTTACATGGCAGGTGTAACAGATCCTAAAGCGATCTTGTCCGCTGGTCTTGCAGCTGTCGTGCCGGTACTCATGCGCTGGTTAAATCCTAAAGATATGGTCTATGGCCGCAAGTGATCTTAAAATTGCAAGCGGCAGCGCTGGCATTGTGCCTTTTGCTGGCGCTGTCTGCTTGTGGTTATCAGGGCTACACACGTTATCCATGCCAAGAGTTCGAAAATTGGGAGAATGATGAATGTCAGCGACCAAGGTGCGAAGCGCAAGGCGTCTGCACAGAGGACTTACTTGGAGACATTGTTAAACCACAACCAAAATCACCGTAAATATCAAAAACGTTTGTCTCCAGAGGAGATTAAAGCCCGTTTAATTTTGTTTATTGGCATGACTCTTTCAATTGTTTTCTTGATCGTAACGCTAGGGATTACCTATGCTTTAATTTTTGTGACTCAGCCGGTATCGGCTCAAGCTCCTAACGACGCGGCGTTCATTGACTTGCTCAAAACGCTGGCCATTTTCTTAACTGGATCACTTGGCGGCGTTCTTGCTTCAAACGGGCTAAAGGACAAAGCGCCTAGCGACACGCCCAAAACTACGCCTAATCCTTGACCTTGTCAGATCTTTGCTTCATTCTTTTAACAGGGAGCGAAGTGCAGTAGCTTCCTGAAACGGGAGCAAAATGTACACAATTGGAGAAGTGGCCATGTGGCTACTGCTAGGAGTCTTTGCAGGATTTGTGGTTGGTTACACAATCGGACTCAAAGAAGGCAATCGCGTTGGATACGTAAGAGGCAAGATTGCAGGCGGACGGGCGGCCAGAAAATGAGCGGCTTCTTGGACAATTATGAAGGCGTGGCCGAGCGAATTAAACGCTTCTGGGCTACCTATCCAAACGGCAAAATTCACACGTCGATCATTGACGTAGATATTAAACAGGGCTACATCTTGGTTGAATGCCGGGTCTTTAAAAAATACGAGGACGAACAGGCCGCCGGTATTGACTACGCGTTTGGCAATGTCGCCACATACAACGTCAACATGAAAAAATGGTTTGTTGAAGATACATGCACTTCTGCGATAGGACGTTGTTTAGGGCTGGTTTTGGGAACAGACACAAGGCCAACTTTGGAGAATATGCGTCAGGCCGAAAACATTGACGTGCAAATGGTCAAGCAAAGCGCCGAGGACGTCGATCTCTGGGCAACTGGTATCAGCGAGGATCTAGTTCCGGCGGCGTCTGCGATTGAGGAGATCAAATCACAGCTTGGCGGCGTACAGATAGCAGCTGCGCCAATCTGCCCACATGGACACATGATCTGGCGCTCTGGCGATAAGGCTGGCAAGGCTTGGGGCGGTTACATGTGCGTTGAGAAAATAAAAGCTAAGCAATGCTCGCCGCGTTGGTTCGTACTGGGCTCTGACGGCCAGTGGAAGCCACAGGTGTAGCCATGGGCGACTTTGAGATCATTGACATAAAAACAGGTAAGCGCTTACGCATTGACAAAGACGGCTCAGAGCTGCGTGATGAAGTGACGCCGCCAGCAATTGAGTGGTGCGATAAAGGCCAACACTATGCCTCAAAGCTAGGCGGACGTGATGATCAAGGCATGTTATGGATTTGCTTGGCGTGTCAAAAGTGAACATTAAAATGCGGATTACAGAGGCCGAGGAATGGGCAATCCACAATCGAGCAACTCAAGTCGTGTTTTCTCTAGATGATTTGAGTACAGTCCAACGATATAACAAAAAGTTAAATAACCATGAACGCGTTACAGAATACGCCGAAAGTCTTGGCGCTGAAATGGTCGTCGCCCGGTACTTTGGCCTTGACTACGACATAAACGTCTCAAAAGGCAAGCGAGAGGCCGACGTAGGCAAAGGACTTGAAGTCAAATGGACTAGCTACATAAATGGATCGCTAATCGTTTATCCAAATGAACGAATTAACGATATTGCCATTCTTGTCGTTGGTCGATCACCTGAGTATTACATTGTTGGCTGGTTGCCGGTCAAAGACGCTATGCAAAAGCATTTTAAAAATGGCACACAGGAAAGCTGGTGGGTCAATCAGGAACATTTAGCGCCAATTGGTGATCTAGTTAGGAGCTCTTATGCGTCAACTCACATTTGACTGCTCGATCTGCGCAAAGCTTTACGGTGACGGAAGGCGATTGCATTTGCTATCTAAAGGCGCAGAGCTAACGCTTCATGAGTGGTTCAGCCAGTGCTCAGGCTGTGGCACATTTGGGGTCAAGGTTGTAGATGAGGCTTTGGTACGTGATGAATAGCCCTGTGGATAACCTGTGGACAACACGCCCAAGCCTATGCTCAAAACCTGTGGATAACTTTGGCCTACTTGACTCGGTGGTGTACGCTGGAGCATACAAGTCGAAGGAGATTTTATGACTTCGAAACAGAATGATTATGACTCTTTCAGTATCAGAGTTAAAACAAAAATAAAAAAAACGGTTCTGATTTCAGTAATTCTCAGCGCAGTACAAGGCCACAGCTCTGCCCACGGCGTCGATTACCGGGACGCATTGAAGCTATACGCACACAGCAAAATCCTAATAGATAGCCAATATCAGTGCTTTCATAAGCTAATTACTAAGGAGAGCAATTGGTCAGTTTCGGCAAAGAACGGAAGTCATTACGGATTAGGTCAAATGCGTAATCTCAAATACAAGACTCTTGACGGCTTTACTCAAATCGACTGGACTCTCAAATATATTAAAGGCAGATACCAGACACCTTGTAAAGCTTGGGAGTTTCATAAGATTAAGGGCTATTACTGACATGCCAGCTAAAAGCGCAAGAGCAGCTGGTGGAAACACTAGAGCTTGGCGCAAGATACGTGAACGAGTGTTGATACGTGACGGCTATTGTTGCCAATATTGCGGCTCAGAAAATGCGACTACAGTCGATCATGTGCAACCAATAAGCAAAGGCGGCACAGATGAGCCCGACAACCTATTAGCTGCGTGTACTAGGTGCAATTATCAGAAAAAAGACAAAGTAGGTCAGTTTTTTGGACAGCCTAGGACAC